TAAGAATAAATGTAAACAAAATTGAAGAATGTAAATATACTCCTGTAGAATGTGCATTTATAAATTCATCAGGTGGGTGGCAGTTTTTAACGTTCTTTAAAGCACAAAGTAATTCAATAAGTGTAAAGGGTTCAGATTATAATTTGCTTCCTGATGCAGTTGATTATAACGTATACAGAGGGCAAAGCAAAGTATTTAATATAAATGGAAACAAAACTATTAAATGTAATACAGGTTGGGTTTACGAATCTTATAATGAATTGATTCAAGATTTACTTTTAAGTGAAACTATTTTATTAGATAATAAACCTGCAAAAGTTAAAACACAATCATTTACATATAAGACTGATTTGTTAGATAGAAACATAAACTTTGAAATAGATTTTGAATATTCATTTGACTTAATAAATAATGTTATATGATAGTAGTAGGTTTATACATAAAGAATTTATCTACATTAGAATACGATAGGGTAGAATTATTCAATGATGAAAAAATAAGTGTAACAAGTTCTGTTCAAAACATAAATGATATATCTAAAACGTTATCAGATTATAGCCAAACGTTTACAGTACCTGCTACTAAAAACAATAATAAGATTTTTAAATATTGGTATGAAAATTCTTTATACACTCAATTTAGTACATTAAAGAAAGCAGATGCTTATATTGAATTAGATACAATACCATTTAGAGTAGGTAAGATTCAATTAGAAAGTTGTGATTTAAAAAACGGACAGGCACAAAGTTATTCAATTACTTTTATAGGTAGCTTAGGCAACTTAAAAGATAAATTTGCAGGTAAGTTTTTAAAGGATTTAAATAGTACTGAATTTAATGAATCACATAATGGTACAATAGTAAAAGATAAAATATTTACAACTGCTACAAGTGGTAATGTAATGTATCCTTTAATTTCTTCTTTAAATTATTGGGCTTATGGTTCAGGATATAATATTAATAATTCTGCAACTCCTATTTATCATAATGATTTATTTCCTGCATTACGTTTGAAGTCTATTTTTAAAATGATAGAAACAGAATTTGGAGTAAGTTTTAATGGAACAACTGAAAATCCAAGTACATTTTTAAATGATAATAAATTTAATGCTGCTTATTTATGGTTAAAGAACGCTGAAACATTTTCTTTAAAAGGTGTTTCTGATTTAGTAACTTGGGATAATACTTCTAATGATTATGGATATACTGTAGACTTAGATGATGAAAGTTTTCAATCAATAGAAACGGGTGATATTTGGGTTGATAAATATGCTAAATTAGATATTACTTCAACAGTAGCAGGTTTAATTTATTATGTAGAAACATATAAAAATGGAATAAAAATTTTAAGTCAACAAAGAACATCTTCTACAAGTTCACAAACTATAACAGTTTCAGGTCTTGGTTTTGGTTTTCCAAGTGATGTTTATACAGTTAGAATATTAGCACCTTTAGTAATGACTTTTAGTGCTACATTAAATCTAACAACTGTATTAATAGATACTACAGTTTTAACAATGAATGTTTTAAAAAGTGTATCACAAACAACAACTGCACCAAACTTAGCTATTAAGAATTATATGCCTGAAATTAAAATAGAAGATTTCTTTAGTGGCATTTTAAAAATGTTTAATCTAACTTGCTTTTCAAATGATGGTATAACATATACAATAGATACTTTAGAAAATTATTATACTACAGGTTCTATAATTGATTTATCTAAATATATTAAATCAGATGCAACTAATTTAACAAGAGTGAAATCGTATAAGAAAATAAACTTCTTGTATGAGAAATCGGATTCATTAGTTAATGTAGGTTTTCTTTCTGCTAATAATATTGAATATGGAAATCTATTATATGATACAACAAATGATGGTGAAGAATATACTGTTAAATTACCATTTGAAGATTTAAACTTTAATAACTTAAAAGATAAATTACAAGTAGGTTATGCTTTAAAAACTGATTTACAAAAGTATACACCTAAACCAATAATTTTATATGATTATAATCAAACTGCTTTAACAAGTTTAACAACTACTACTTTATATTTTTCTACTGGTGTTTTAGGTGGTCCAGCAGGTTCACCATATACAAGTTATAAAGCATTCGGACAAGAATATAATGATGGAACAAATACTTATTCTTTAAATTTTCCTGAACAACAAAGCACATTAACAAATCAATTAATAACGAATAGTTTATATGAAACTTATTACTCAAAGTACATAGGCAATATATTTGATTATAAAGCACGAATAGTAAAAGTTAGTGCAATATTACCTATTTCTATTTTAACTTCTTTAAAGCTAAACAATAGAATTCTAATAAGAGATAAAAGATATATTATAAATTCTTTTACAACTGATTTAACAACAGGTGAAGCATCGTTTGAATTATTAACTGATTTAAGAATATTATGATAAAACACATTTTAGATTTATTAGCATTGCACGAACATTACGGACAAAGCGAAGTAATAGAAATAGCGAAAGGAAAATACAAATTATTAACTTCTTGGAGACAAGGTTTTGAACAAATAAAAAGGCAATGGAAAATAAAATAGTTACGTTAAAAATAGAAAGCAATTTAGATAACATAACTAAAGATGTTAAAAAATTAAATTCAGGTCTTGAAGATTCTACTAAAGAAATTAAAAAAGTAGAAAAGAATGTTGAAAAAGTAGAAAGTTCCACAAAATCTATGGCTGATGGTTTTAAAGCTACAGGTTTAGCAATTAAAGCAATGGGAATTGGATTATTGATTTCTGCTTTTTCTACATTGCAAGAAGTATTTATGAGCAATCAAAAAGTAGCTAATACTTTTTCTGCTGTTATGGGTACAATGACAAATATATTTACACAAGTAGTAAATATTTTAGTTTCTGTAGTTGAAAAGGTTAATAAATCTTCTAATGGTTTTGATAATTTAGGTAAAGTTGTTTCTGGTATGATTACATTATCATTAACTCCTTTGAAATTAGTTTTCTATGGAATTTCATTAGCTATTGATGAAGCTAAACTTGCGTGGGAAGAAAGTTTCTTTGGTGATGGTGACCCTAAAGTAATAAAAAAATTAAGTGAAAGAATTACAGCAACAAAAGATAATATTGTTGAGGTTGGAAAAGCAGCAGTAGATGCAGGAATTAAAGTAGCAACTAATATTGGTGGTGCTATAAAAGAAGTTGGTGCAGTTGTTGAAGGAACTATTGAAGGTGTTTCTAAAATATCTATTCGTGGTGCATACGAACAAGCTAAAGCAAATGTTCAATTACAAAATTCTGCTTTAATAGCTGCTGCTGAACAAGCTAAATTAGTTGAAAAATATGATACTGATGCAGAAAAATTAAGAAAAATTCGTGATAATGATTTACTTTCTATTAAAGACAGAACAAAAGCAAATGATGATTTAAAAGCAGTTTTAGAAAATCAATCAAATGCAATGAAATCTTTGGCTGCTAAACAAGTAGAAGCAGCAGCATCAACATATAATTTAAATAAATCTACTGAAAATCAAGTTGCTTTAATAAATGCACAGGCAAATGCATTAGGAGTTGTAGCACAAATAGAAGGACTAACAAGTGAACAAGAATCTAATAGAGTATCATTAAAAAAAGAATTAAATGAATTAGACCAAACCAAATTAGAAAACATAAACACATTAACAATAGAGCAAAAGAAATTTAATGAAACTTTAGAAAATGATGAATTAAAAAAACTTGAAAATCAAAGGTTACATTTAGAAGAAGAAAAAAGAATTGAACTTGAAAGATTACAATTAAAAATAAATGGTGCAGCACAAGGTACACAAGCAAGAGTTGACGCAGAAAATGAATATGCAGTTAAAAAACAAGAAATAGATAATGCTTTAGTTACTAATCAAGTTGAAACAAATAAGAAAGTAATTGAAAATGATAAAGCAGTAGCAGAAGCAAAAAAAGGAATTCAAGAAGCTACATTTAATAATATATCTTCAGGTATTGGTTTATTAAAAGGTTTATTTGAAAAAAATAAAGGATTGCAAAAAGCATTATTGATTGCTGAAAGTGCTGCTGGTATTGCTAAAATTATTATTAATACAAAAGCTGCAAATGCTGCTGCTAAATTAAAATACGCATTACTTCCAGGTGGTGTTACATTAGCTGCTGCTGAAGCTACTATGAATAATGTTAGTGCAGGAATTGGTATAGCAAGTACAATAGCTGCAACTGCAAAAGGTTTATCTGCTATGGGTGGTGGTGGTTCTCCAACAGGTTCTGCAGGTAATGAAAGTGCAGGTGGTGCTCCTGCTGCTCCTAATTTTAACGTAGTAGGTGCATCTTCAACAAATCAATTAGCACAAACAATAAGTTCAAAAGAACAACAACCTATTAAAACTTATGTTGTAGCTGGAGATATAAGTACTGCTCAATCTTTAAATCGTAATATAATACAATCAGCAAGTATTGGATAATTAAAACAAATAAAAATTAAATTAATTATAATTAAAAAAATATAAGATGCGAATAGTAGAATTAATAATAGACGAAAACGAAAAGTTAAACGGAATAGAAGCAGTTTCAATAGTAGAATTTCCTGCAATAGAATCTAACTTTATTGCATTAAGTGAACATTTAGAACTTGCAAAAGTTGACGATGAAAAAAAGATTTTAATGGGTGCTGCATTAATTCCAAATAAAAATATTTACAGACGTAATGGCGAAGATGAATATTATATTTTCTTTTCAGAAGATACAGTAAGACACGCAAGCGAATTATTTTTAATGAATTCAAATCAAAACAACGCTACATTAGAACACGATAAAAAGCTAAAGGATTTGACTGTAGTTGAATCTTGGATAGTTGAAGATGTAGATATGGATAAATCTAAAAAGTATGGCTTAAATGCACCCGTAGGCACTTGGATGGTATCTATGAAAGTAAACAATGATGTTATATGGAATGACTTTGTTAAAACAGGAAAAGTTAAAGGATTTTCAATCGAAGGATATTTTAGCGACAAATTAGAAATGAGTTTAAATTTAAATAAAAAAGAAATGGAAAAAAATGTTATGATTGCAAAGATTAAATCTTTAATTGAAAAAAGTGAATTAAAAAATCAAAAAGTTGATTTAGCTTCTATTAAATTATTAGATACTTTTATTGCAGATATAAAACAAAATCAAAAAGCAGCAGAAGCACAAGGGGCTGTTCTTGGAAAATCACTTGGACAAGCTGAAATAGAAAAAAGAAAGTTTCAAGATATTATTAAAAGTATGAAATCAGGTGCTTTTCTTGGTGCTAAAAATGCAGTTGATGATTTTCTTTCTAAAGCTAAAGAATTAGGTATTGATGCTTCATCTACGCCACAAATAAAAGAAATTGAAAAACTAATAGCTTCTACAAAAGAATACGATGCTTTTGAAAAAAGTATTGGCAAAATTCCACAAGTATAATAACTAATGCTGAAATTAATAAATAAAATTATGGGAAACAAAACAAGTTCGCCAAAAGGTGGTAAAAGAGGTTGCGTATGTAAAGATGGAACATACAGTTCTAAATGTTGTAATGGAGAATTGCAAGAACAAGGAATTGGTTCTACAGTAGCACAATCAAATGCAACAGTTACAAACACAAACGCACCAAGAGTTATAACAAGTGTAAGTTCGTAATTTATAAAGGGTAGCTAATAACTACCCTTTTTTTATTAGTATTTATCTCTTTTTTTTAAATTATCTTTTGCCCATAATGGTTGAAAATTAGTATAATGATTTAATAAAATTACATCTTCTTCTGATTTAGCTAATGCTAATGGTTTAATATGGTCTAAATGCCATTTACCATAATTTTCAAATGTCATATCTTTAGTAAATTTACTTTCTATATAATTTTTAAAAAAATCAAGTTTACATTTTAATATATCTTCAGTTTTACTATTCTTTTTCCAATCATTATTTACTTTTCTTTTAAAACTTGAATATATTAATCCCCTTACATTTGATTTAAATCTAAAAATATCATCAGTTTTTCTTTTTTGTTTTGTCCATTTAGCAGTATTTTTAGTATTGCATCTTGAACAAGGACCTACATTTATTTTAGTAGTAATGCTAAATGAAATATCTTCAATTAAAAAATGATTTGAACAACAAACACATTTAAAAGTTGTTTTATTTTCATTTAAAATACATATAAATCCAAATTTAGTACCTCCATTTTTAATATGTAATTTATATTTATCATATAAACATCTTAATTCTTTTGTATAATTTTCTTCTCTAATTGATTCATCAGAATTTTTTCTTTTTTCTTTTAATCTTTTATTATCATTATATTCTTTTTCTTTTAAATATAATTTATCATATTCTAAATCCCAATTTACACTATTGTATAATTTGTTTAATTTTTCTAAATTTTCTTTTTTAGGTAAATACATATTTTTTAAAATAAATACCCCCTCTAATAGTACCGCCAAGTAAACTAAAAGAAGGGGATTTATAAAACTTTAAATCTTGGCGGATTTGAAATACAAATATACAAAATATAACAATACAAAAAAAAGTTATTATTGAAATATATGTTAATTAGTAAATAAGTAAATATGAATGTTTTAAATGAAATCAAAACTCTTTTGGGTATGGAAGTAAAACTTGCTCAAATGAAACTTAAAGATGGAGTTACTGTTATAGAAGCTGATGCTTTTGAAACAGATAATGCTGTTTTTATTGTAAACGGTGAAGAACGTATTGCAATGCCAGTTGGCGAATACGAACTTGAAGATGGAATGATTTTAGTAGTAGCCGTTGAAGGTGTTATTGCTGAAATTAAAGAAGCTGAAGCTGAAGTAGAAGAAGCTCCTGAAGTTGAAGAAGAAGTTGAAGCACAAGCTGAAACAGTAGCAACTCCTAAAAGAATTGTAGAATCAGTTTCTAAAGAAATGTTCTTTGCTGAAATTGAAAAATTAAGAACTGAAATTGCTGAATTAAAATCAGTAAAACAAGAATTAAGTTCAGATGTTGTTGTTGAACCATTAACACACTCACCTGAAGTTAAAAACGAAGTTAAACTAAATAAAATATCAACTAACCGCCAAATGACTACGCAAGATATAGTTATGGCAAAACTTTTTAATTAAATAAATTATGGCTACTACAACATCAATTACTACTACCTATGCTGGGGAAAATGCTGGAAAGTATATTTCTGCTGCATTATTATCAGGTTCTACAATCGCTAATGGCGGTATCGAAGTAAAACCAAACATTAAATTTAAAGAAGTTATCAAAAGAATTGCTACTGATGCAATCGTTGCTAATGCTACTTGTGATTTTACTTCTACTTCTACAGTTACTTTAACTGAAAGAATTATTACTCCTGAAGAATTTCAAGTAAATCTTGAATTTTGTAAAAAAACTTTCAAATCTGATTGGGAAGCAGTTCAAATGGGATATTCTGCATTTGACAATTTACCTCCTGCTTTCGCTGATTTTATTTTAGCACACGTTGTTGCTAAAGTTGCTGAGAAAATGGAATCTAATATTTGGAAAGGTGCTACTGCTACTGCTGGTGAATTTGATGGACTTGTAACTTTAGCTACTGCTGATGCAGCTGTTATTGATGTAGCTTCTCCTGTTTCAGGTGGAATTACTGCTGCAAATGTTATCGGTGAACTTGGTAAACTTGTAGATGCTATTCCTGCTGCATTATACGGAAAAGAAGATTTGTATTTATACGTTTCACAATCGGTAGCTCGTGATTATGTACGTGCTTTAGGTGGATTTGGTGCAAGTGGATTAGGTGCTAATGGTACAAACGCACAAGGGACACAATGGTTCAACAATGGTTCATTATCTTTTGATGGTGTTAAAATCTTTGTTGCAAATGGATTAGCAAACGATTATATGATGGCTGCACAAAAATCTAACTTATATTTTGGAACAGGTTTATTATCTGACCACAATGAAGTTAAATTAATTGACCTTGCTGATATTGATGGTTCAGAAAATGTAAGAGTAATAATGAGGTTTACTGCTGCTGTTCAATACGGAGTTGGTGCTGAAATTGTACTTTACACACCTGCTGCATAATTAGAAACAAATTAAGAAGGGAGTTTAATCGCTCCCTTTTTTATTAACTTTAAAATATATAAACTATGCCTTGCGATATATCTTTAGGAAGAGCCGAACAATGTAAAAATTCAATCGGTGGATTAAGAGCTGCATACTTCATTAATTGGGGTGATGCAACAACTGTAACTTATTCTGTAACTGCAGGACAAGAAGATGTTATAACTGCTTTAGGTGGTACACCTGTAGGTTATAAATATGAATTGAAGGGAACTTCTACTTTTGAACAAACTGTAACAAGTTCAAGAGAAAATGGAACTACATTTGTAGACCAAAAATTAAGTTTAAGTTTAGCTAAATTAACTATTGCTGACCATAAACAATTGAAATTACTTTCTTATGGTAGACCACAAGTTATTATTGAAGATAACAATGGTAATTTCTTTTTAGCTGGTTTGACAAAAGGAATGGACTTAGTAACTGCAACTATTTCAAATGGTGCTGCTATGGCTGATAAAAGTGGATATTCTATGGAATTTCAAGGTATGGAGCCAGTTGCTGCAAACTTTGTAACTGGACCATTAACTACAGGTATTTTAGCTTCTATTGTTGAAGGTACTGTAGCATAATTATTATTTGTTTTTTTTAAGAAAGGTGTACTTTAATTAGTACGCCTTTTTTGTTTTAAAACAATTCCTATTTTAATTTATTAATATAAAAAATAATATATGATAATCTTAAAACAGCAAATAGAATCACAAACTATAAAATTCATCCCAAGGTTTTACTTGGCTGATACGCTTATTTTAAGAAATGAAACTACTAATGTAGAAACTATATATCATACTGCTGATTTTATTTATGATTTCATTGATAGAATAACATTAGATGGCGGAATTTTTGAATCAAAATCTTGTTTAATAAATACTTTTGGCATTACAAATGATGTTAAATTTGTAGTTGATGGATATTATTTAAAATGTGATTTAGTTTTAGATTTAAAAGAAAATACTTTTTATAATTTAACAGTCTTAAATACTACATTGCCCTTTACTGCTGACAATGGAATTAAAACAGTTGATAATAATATATTAACTGCAGATATGACACAATTTAGTAGTGAAAATTCTTTAATTTATAGAGATAAAATATTTTGTACAAATCAAAACAAAGACAATTATACTGTTAATGAAAATCAATACGTAGCAAACGTTACAAACAACGAATTTAAAATATATGAGTAATATATCAATTGTAAATTTAAGTGCTTATACAAGTCCTGTAATACAAGAAAACAAGAAGAATAATTATATTGAGTATGGTGCTGATAATAATTACTTTCAATATTTAATTGACAGGTATCTTTATAGTGCTACAAATGGTGCTATTATTACAGGAGTTGCTAATATGATTTATGGCAAAGGATTAGATGCTTTAGATTCTAATAGAAAGCCAAATGAATATGCACAAATGAAATCTATTATAAAAGATTCTGATTTAAAGAAAATAGCTTTAGAAAGAAAACTTTTAGGAATGGCTGCTATGCAAGTTGTAATGGAAAAGAAACAAGTAAAGCAAATACTTCATTTTCCAATGCATACATTAAGAGCAGAAAAATGTAATGATAAAGGACAAATTGAAAATTGGTATTATCATCCTGATTGGACAAAAAAGAAACCAAGTGAAGAATTAAAACGTATTCCTGCTTTTGGATTTGGTAACGGAAATGAAGTTGAATTATATATTTTACATCCTTATGTATCAGGTTTTGATTATTACAGTCCAATAGATTATTCAGGTTCTTTGCCTTATGCTTTGCTTGAAGAAAATATAGCAGATTATCAGATTAATGATTGCCAAAATGGTTTTAGTGGTACTAAAGTAATTAATTTCAATAATGGTATTCCTTCTGAAGAAATGCGTGATAAAATGAAACGTGATGTACTTGGAAAACTAACAGGAGCAAGAGGAGAAAAAGTTATTATTGCTTTTAATGCAAATGCAGAAAGTAAAACTACAGTTGAAGATTTACCTTTAAATGATGCTCCTGCTCACTATGAATATTTAAGTAAAGAATGTTTTGAAAAGTTAATTGTAGGACATAGAGTTACAAGTCCAATGTTGTTAGGAATTAGAGAATCAGGCGGCGGTTTAGGTAACAATGCTGATGAAATAAAGACTGCAACTTTGTTAATGGATAATATTGTTATTAAACCATATCAGTTAGAAATAACTGATGCTTTAGACGAAATTTTAGCTATTAATAAAATATCATTAAAATTATATTTTAAAACAATACAACCATTAGAATTTGTTGATACAACGGGTATGAACGCTGAAACAACAGAAGAAGAAACAGGAGTTAAAATGTGTTCGCATAATTTAGCTACTGATTCTATTGCTGATTTATTAATTGAAAAAGGAGAAACATTAAGCGACGAATGGTTTTTAATTGATGAAACTGAAGTTGA